GTCAGCGTTTCTCTCCCCGATTGTGGGCGGCGGTCGTGACGATCGCGGTTCGTGGGTTGACGACGCGGCGCGGTTATGGGGGTCAGCATCAGCGGGTCCGGCGGATGTGGGCGCCGATGGTTGCTGCCGGTCGGGTGCGGTGCGCGCGCGGTGCTGCGTGCAAGCGGGCGGTGAATGGCGTCGCGGCGATGATCGATCCGCGCGAGCCGTGGGATCTCGGCCATAGCGACGTTGATCGGGGCGTTTACACCGGTCCGGAGCATCGGGCGTGTAATCGCGCGACGAGTGGTCGGCGCCGGCGGAGGACGTCGCGGAAGTGGTGACGCTTCTGGAGCGCGAGCTGCTTGGCGAGCAGGCGCCGCGCGTGAAGTCCGTTCCGCCGTACGTGGCGTCGAAGGGGCTCGAGGCGATCGAGGTTGCGGAGGCGTTCGGGATCGAGCTCGATCCGTGGCAGAAGTCGACGCTGATCGACGCGTGCGGTGTGCGTGAGGATGGGAAGTGGGCGGCGTTCGAGGTCGGGCTCGATGTGCCTCGCCAGAACGGGAAGGGTGGCGTGATCGAGCCGCGCGAGCTCGCCGGCATCTTCGCGTGGGGTGAGCGGCTGGTGCTGCACTCGGCGCACGAGTTCCCTACGGCGACCGAGGCGATGCTGCGGATGGAAGACATTCTCGCCGGCACGCCCGAGTACGCGGCCCAGGTGAAGAGCGTTTCGCGGTCGCACGGCTCGGAGGGGTTCATCTTCAAGTCGGGGCAGCGGCTCCGGTACCGGACACGGACGAAGGGTGGCGGCCGCGGATGGTCGGCGGAAACGCTGATCTTCGACGAGGCGATGATCCTGATCGCGGCGTTCATCGGGGCGCTGCTGCCGACGCTGTCAGCGAAGTCGATGACCGGCAATCCGCAGGTCTGGTATGCGGGATCGGCGGTCGATCAGCTGCTGAACGAGTACGGGATCGTGTTCGCGCGGCTGCGAGCTCGCGGCCACCGCGGCGGCGATCCGTCGCTTGCATGGTTCGAGTGGGCCGCGACGGACGCGGTCGACGAGAAGGGCGAGCCGATCACGCCCGACCATCCGATCGTCGCTCTGCTGCTCGAGGACGTGCGTGCGTGGGCGGCCGCGAACCCTGCATTGGGGATCCGGATCAGCGCCGAGCACATCGAGAAGGAGCTGCTGTCGATGGGTGCGCGCGAGTTCGCGGTCGAGCGGCTCGGGATCGGCGACTACCCCGACCTGAGCGAGAACGCGAACATGCCGATCGATCTGGACGCGTGGGACGCGCTGGTCGACGAGAGGTCGGAACTGCTCGATCCGGTCGCGCTCGCGTTCGACGTGTCGCCGGATCGCGGCTCGGTGTCGATCAGCGCCGCCGGCCGACGCCGGGACGGCCTCTGGCACGTCGAGGTGATCGAGCAGCATCGCGGCACGGGTGCGCTGGTCGATCGGATGGTCGCGCTCGACGGCGAGCACGAGCCGATCGGGATCCTCTTCGACACCTCGAGCCCGGCCGCGTCGCTGGTCCCCGACCTCGAGAAGGCCGGTGTGACGGTGACGCCGGTGACAACGGTCGAGCATGCGCAGGCGTGCGGGCTGCTGTACGACAACGTCGACCAGGAGACCGTCCGTCATCTCGGTGACGCGGATCTGCGGGCGGCCCTGAAGGGAGCGAAGAAGCGTCCGGTCGGTGATGCGTGGGCGTGGTCGCGGAAGAACTCGGGGATCAACATCACGCCGCTGGTGTCGGCGACGCTCGCGCTCTGGGGTGCGCGCACGATCGAGGCCCCCTCGTCAGGTGAGCCGATGTGGGCGTTCGCGTGATCGTCGTGATGGAGCGGCAGGGCGCGATCGGTGTGTTGGCGGTCGAGGAGAAGGCGGCGTGGATGGAGTACCTGGATTCAACGCGTGGTCTGCCGGAGACGCGCTACCGCGAGGTGGAGCCGTGGGCGTGGGCGAAGCTCCGCCAGAAGTTGCGTGCGATCAGGGCGCGCCGGCGCGCGGTCGAGGAGCGCGCGTGAACCTCTCGCTGCGCCGGCGCCCTGCTGAGCTCGAGCGTGACGACGCGCCGGCACTCGGCTTTCAGGACTGGGTGGATCTCGTCGCGGGCGCGTTCTCGTTCAACGGCGTGCAGTACACGTTTGCCGGTGCGTCGCAGGAGGAGATCGGCGCGAACTTCGCCGGGCTCGCGAGGTCGTCGTACCAGCGTAACGGTGTCGTGTTCGCGTGTATGGGCGTCCGCATGCGGCTCTTCTCCGAGGCGCGGTTCCAGTTCCGTCAGCGGCGTCAGGGCCGGCCGGGACAGACGTTTGGGACTCCGGATCTGGCGATTCTCGAAACGCCGTGGCCGAACGGCACGACCGGCGATCTGCTGACGAAGATGATCCAGCACGCCGACATCGGCGGGAACGCGTTCGTCGCTCGGCGACGCTCCATGCTGAAGGTGCTCCGTCCCGACTGGGTCGACATCATCGTCGGGTCGGACAGCGTCGACGACGTCGCGTCGTGGGATGTCGATTCGGAGGTTCTCGGTTACGTCTACTACCCGGGCGGAAAGACGTCGGGCCGCCCGAAGGTGTTCTTCCTGGCGGAGGAGGTGGCGCATTTCGCGCCGATCCCGGATCCGCTCGCTGAGTTCCGCGGGATGTCGTGGCTGACGCCGATCATCCGTGAGGTCATGGCGGACAAGGCCGCGACCGATCACAAGCTCGGATACTTCGAGCGCGGCGGCACGCCGAACATGACGGTCAAGTTCAACACCGAGGACCTAGAAAAGTGGAAGGGCTTCATCGAGAAGTTCCGCGAGAGCCACGAGGGCGCCCACAACTCATATCGGACGCTGTTCCTCAACTCGGCGATGGACGCGACCGTCGTCGGATCCGATCTCAAGCAGCTCGACTTCAAGGTCACGCAGGGCGCCGGCGAGACGAGGATCGCCGCGGCCGCCGGTGTGCCTCCGATCATCGTCGGACTGAGCGAGGGGCTCGAGGCTGCGACGTACTCGAACTACGGGCAGGCGCGACGCGCGCTCTCCGACGGCACCATGAGGCCGCTCTGGCGGAACGCGGCCGGGTCACTCGCGACGATCGTGAATGTTCCGCCCGCCGCGGAGCTTTGGTACGACGCGTCTGACGTTGCGTTCCTCCAGGAGGACGAGAAGGACGCCGCCGAGATTCAGGGCATGAACGCGGTGTCGGTGCGCCAGCTCGTCGACGCGGGCTTCGAGCCCGATTCGGTGGTCGCCGCGATCGACGCCGGCGATTTCACGCTTCTTACTCACACCGGACTGTTCAGCGTTCAGCTTCAGCCACCCGGTACCTCAGCGCCGGCAGCGCCGGCAACACAGGAGGCCTGACCCTTATGGCATCGACATCCAACGCCTCCAGGGAGGCGGGCGCAGCCATGCCTGCAGGTCCTCCCCGCACCGACTGCTACCGCGCGGTCATGGCCGTCCCCGAGCTCCGCGAAGACACGAAGCCGGTGATGTTCGGCCACTTCGCCGAGTTCGAGACCTGGACCGAGGTCAACAGCATCATCGAGGGGCACTTCATGGAGCGGACCGCTTCGACCGCGTTCGCGAAGACGATCAGGGAGAACCGGCAGAACATGCGCGTGCTCTTCCACCATGGCCGCGACGCGCTCGGTGTCCAGGTGCTCGGCAAGATCGAGCAGCTCGAGGAGGACACCTACTACGAGGTAGAGCTCTTCGACGGTGTGCCGCCGCTGATCATGGACGGTCTGCGCGCCGGCGAGTACGGCAGCTCCTATCGGTTCGCGATCGTGCAGCACGAGTTCGTGGCGCGGCCGAAGCGGTCGGCGCACAACCCGGACGGTCTGCCGGAGTTGACGATCGTCGAGGCGCGCGTGCGCGAGTTCGGGCCGACGCCGTTTCCGCAGTACGCCGGCACGAGCTCGGGTGTGCGGTCGATGACGGACGAGATCTTCGTCGACAAGCTCGCGCAGAACCCCGACCGGCTCGAAGAGATGCTGCAGCAGCGGTCAGGGATCAGCCTGAACGGTGTCGAGCGACCGGTGCGGCCGGAGCGGGAGTACAAGCGGTCGGTCGAGCTCGTCGGTGGCGCGGTCTGGGCGATGCATCCGGACGCGCTCGCGACGGTCGTCGGGATCATCGGCGAGCGCGCGAGCGGGTATCAGCCGACTGCGGAGGAGATCCGCGACCGGATCGGCACCAGGGACGCCGCCGATCCGCCGGCGGGCGGCTCGGTGGCCGTGCTGCCGCTGCACGGGATGATCGTTCCACGCGCCGATCTGATGAGCGAGGTCAGCGGTGCAGCTTCGATCGAGTCGTTTCAGGCGTCGTTTCGTGAGGCGCTCAACGATCCGGCGGTGTCGGCGATCCTGATCGACATCGATTCGCCCGGTGGCGACGCGCGGATGGTGCCAGAGCTCGCTTCGGAGATCCGTGCAGCCCGGGGCGTGAAGCCGATCGTTGCGCAAGCGAACTCGATGGCTGCTTCGGGCGCATACTGGATCGCGACGGCGGCGGACGAGATCGTCGTGACGCCGAGCGGCGAGGTCGGATCGATCGGCGTCTACAACGCGCACCAGGACATCAGCGGTCTGCAAGCCAAGATGGGTGTGAAGACGACGCTCGTGTCGGCCGGCGAGTACAAGGTCGAGCGGAATCCGTTCGAGCCGCTGTCGGAAGACGCGCACGCGGAGATGAAGGCGCGCGTCGACACGATCTACGAGTCGTTCGTGAGCGCGGTCGCCGACGGCCGCGGCGTCGACACGGACAAAGTCCTCAACGATTTCGGGAAGGGTCGCATGCTGCTGGCCGCCCAGGCCGTGAAGGCTGGGATGGCGGACAGCGTCGGCACCTTCGACGAGACGCTCGCGCGCCTGCAGGTGGGTGCAGCGGACGCCACACGATCGGAGCCGGAGCCTTCCGAGGCCACCACTCCTGAGCCGGAGCCTTCCGAGGCAACCACTCGCTCCAGCACGGGCCTCTTCTGGTTCGTGGACGACCCAATGCTCAAAGGAGCGACCTGATGGACAAGACAACCCTGGCGGAGCTCACCGCCCATCTCGCCGAGGTCGAGACCGCCGTGAAGGAGATGGCGGCGCAGTACGCCGACCGAGACTTCACCGAAGAGGCGCAGGAGAAGTGGGACGCCCTCAAGGCCGAAGTCACCGAGACGAAGGACCGCATCACAAGCCGCCAGCGGCGCGAGGAGGAGCTCAAGGCCATCGTCGATGCGGGCAGCGCCGACAAGGTCGAGATCGAGCCCGCGTTCAGCTTCCAGACCCGGAAGCGCTCGCTCGTGCCGGACGACCCGACCGACCTCGCCGAGTACCGGGCTCGCGCCCGGAACCTCGATGAGCTCAACCAGGCGCACCGGGACGGCGCGAAGTACCTCATCGAGAACCGCTACGACCCGAAGACGCCCGGCGTCAACCGGGAAGACGCTCAGGCCGACGCCGAGCGGCTGGCGGACTTCGACGAGGAAGTCGCGCTCAGGTTCATCGTCACCTCGCGGAAGGAGTACAACCGCGAGTTCGGCGACTACCTCCGGACGGGTGTCGCCGGCCCGGAGCTCCAGCGCGCGGCTTCGCTGACCACCACGGCCGGCGGCTTCGCCGTTCCGGTCGAGCTCGACACGACGCTGCTGCTCACGAACGCCGGCGTGATCTCTCCGATCCGCTCGCTCGCTCGCGTGCGGCAGACGAACGTGAACACGTACGAGTTCATCACGTCCACGGGCATCACGGCGGCGTACGGCGCGGAGGCCACGGAGGCCTCGGACAACGCCCCGGTGCTGGCTCAGCCGACGCTGAACGTCGAGAAGGCGTTCGCGTTCGTGCCGATGTCGATCGAGGTCGCGTCGGACTGGGCGAACATCCAGGCCGACCTCGCGATGGCCTTCGCGGACGCGAAGGAGCAGCTCGAGTCGTCGAAGTTCCTGACGGGTGTTGGTCACGGCTCCAACGAGCCGATGGGCCTCATCGCGGCAGGCGCGGCGACGGCAATCGTGACGTCGGCGACAACGGCGGTCGTCGCGCTCGCCGACCTGTACTCGCTCGAGCTCGCGCTCTCGCCGCGGTATCGGGCACGCGCGTCGATCGTCGGCAACAAGGCGGTGTTCCAGAAGGTGCGCGGGTTCGGCACCGCATCCGGCCCGTCGGCATGGACCGACTCGCTGCGCGACGGCAACCCGAACCAGCTGCTCGGGTACCCCGCGTACGAGTGGTCTTCGTACTCGTCGGGCGTCACGACGTCCGGCTCGACGGTGCTCACGATCGGCGACTTCAGCTACTTCGGGATCGTCGACCGCGTCGGAATGAACGTCGAGTTCATTCCGCACCTGTTCGGGTCGGGCAGCAGGTTCCCGACCGGGCAGCGGGGCCTCTACATGTGGTGGCGGACGTCGTCGAAGCTGCTCTCCCCGAGCCTCGGCGCGAACTCGGCGTTCGTCTCGCTGAAGGTGCTCTAGACCCACGAGCGTCAATTGGGGGCGGGTCGCGGCCCGGTGGCCCGCCCTCATTCAATCCGGGCCCGAAGGAGACACGATGGCAACCAAAGCAGCAGCAGACAAGTCGACGCCGGCATATGGCCGTCTGCTTGTCCCGACCGACTCGTTTTCGCTCCCGTTCCAGGGCGCGTCATACACGTTCGTGCCCGGCGACATCCACTCCGTCGTCGAGGAAGGTCATCCGATCCTGGAGGGCCGTGAGCACCTCTTCAAGGTGCTCATCCCGTCGTTCGCAGTCGACGACGATCAGGAGCGGTGGCAGATCGCATGACCACCTCAACCGGGCCTAAGAACATCCTCTGGCACTCCGTCGCGCCGTGGGCGCCGACCGGATACGGCCAGCAAACCGCCCTCTTCGCACCGAGACTCCGCGACGCCGGCCACAGCGTCGCGATCTCGTCGATCTGGGGCCTCGGCGGCTCCGTCCTCTCGTGGGAAGGCATGCCCGTCTATCCGGCCGACGAGGCATGGGGCAACATCAGCCTCGCCGCCTACGCGGAGCACCTGAAGTCCGACCTCGTGATCTCGTTGATGGACGTGTGGGTGCTGCAGGCGAAGCTCTTCCGTGGAGTGCCGCTCGCGTGCTGGACGCCCGTCGACCACGCACCGTGTCCGCCGAAGGTCGCCCAGTTCTTCCACGACTCCGGCGCGCGGCCGATCGCGATGTCACGGTTCGGCGAGAAGGCGCTGCGCGAGCAGGATCTCGATCCGCTCTACGTTCCGCATGGCGTCGACACGAACATCTTCGCTCCGGGCGACCGCGACGAGATCCGGAAGCGATACAAGTTCGACGACTCGTTCGTCGTCGGGATCGTCGCGAACAACGCCGGCGGCCTGCCGCCCGCGTCAGGCCCGCCACGGAAGGCGTTCCCGGAGTCGCTGATCGCGTTCAGCCAGTTCCACCGCGACCACCCCGACTCGAAGCTCTACCTCCACACGGAGATGACCGGCCGCCAGCACCCCGGCAACAACAAGCCCGGACTCGACCTTCCGAAGCTGATCCAGCAGTTCAAGATCCCGGAAGAGGCCATCATGCTGTCGAACCAGCTCCAGATGGAGCTGGGAATCGAACCGTCCGGCGTCGCCGAGCTCCTCACCGGCTTCGATGTCCTCTTGAACCCGTCCTACGGCGAAGGGTTCGGGATCCCGATCATCGAGGCGCAGGCATGCGGGACGCCGGTGATCGTGACGGACTGGACGTCGATGCCGGAGTTGTGCGGCGCCGGCTGGAAGGTCGACGGCGATGAGCCGTGGTACGACGCGCAGCACGAGTCATTCTTCATGCGGCCGCGCGTCGGCGAGATCATCGGTGCGCTCGAGGACGCCTATGAGAACGCGGGCAAGCTGCGCGACCAGGCGCGCGAGTTCGCGCTCGACTACGACGCGGATCGCGTGATGGCCGAGCACTGGGTGCCGGCGCTCGAGCAGCTCGGTGCGCCGCGTGAGGTGTCGCCGTTGATCCTGCCGAACCGCGAGTTGCGGCGCGCTGCGAGGAAGGCGGGCGCGTCGGCGTGAACATCGCGGTGCTCACCCTCACCCGCGACCGGCTCGCATACACGCAGCACTGCTTCCAGACGCTCCGCGTCAATGCCGGCTGCGAGTATGACCACTTCGTCCTCGACCAGGCGTCGACGGACGGCACGGGCGAGTGGCTGCTCGAGCGGGACGATCTGACGGTGATGCTGATGTCGGAGAACGTCGGGATCTCGCGCGGCCTGAACGTGCTCCTCGACGAGGTGCTGAACCCGGCCGACTACGACGCCGTCGTGAAGTTCGACAACGACTGCGAGGTGCTGACGCCGAACACGCTCCGCGACGTCGCCGAGCTCGCGGTGAGGTGGGACGCGCTCCTGTCGCCGCGGATCCTCGGGCTGCGGAATCCGCCGGCGACGATCGGCCGCGTCGAGGATGAGACTGCCGCCGTCGACGTGACGCCGTTGATCGGAGGCATCTTCCTCGCGGCGCCGGCGCACATCTTCGCCGAGGGCTACCGGCACGACGAATCGAACCCCGTGTTCGAGGGTGACGATGTCGGCCTGTGCTCCTGGTGGAGGCGCCCGCCGCGCGCGGGCATCGTCGGGTACGTCGACGGCTACGAGGCGAACCACTACCTCACCACGGACGGCCAGGCCGCGGACATCCCGGAGTACTTCGAGCGCAGAGTGCTGGAAGGAGGCCCGGCGCGATGATCGTCGACTTCGACGACTTCCACGAGACGAACCACCGCCTCGACCTCCTCGAGCAGCTCCACGCGGCGAACGCTGCGTTCAGGTGCACGCTGTTCGCGATCCCGGGCCTCGGCACCGATGCGTTTTGGGATGCTGTCCCGGACTGGTGCGAGCTCGCCGTGCACGGCTGGCTGCATGGCGGCCCGGACTGCTCGGATCCGCGCGAGGCGGAGAACTGGACGTACGACGAGGCGATCGACGTGATGCTCGCTGCGCCGGCGCGATTCGTGGAGGGCTTCAAGGCGCCGGGCTGGCAGATCAGCGACGGCACCTTCGAGGCGCTCGACGGGCTCGGCTGGTGGGTCGCGGATCAGCCGTACAACGACGGCCGGCGGCCGGAGGGGCTTCGGGTGCACCGTCTCGGTGACGGCGATCACTGGCATGGCCACATCCAGGACGTGTGCGGGAACGGGCTCGCGGAGACGTTCGCGGCGCTGCTGGAGCGGGTGCGGGCGGCGGAGTCGTTCGAGCTGATCTCAGAGGTCGTCGCACCCTGGAGCGCGGCGGTGGCGGCGTGATTCCTACCGCTGTGATCGTCACGCGTGGCGACGTCGACCTCTCTCCCGTCCTCGAGTCACTCCCCGAGTCGTGGCCGGTGCTCGTCTGGAACAACTCGGAGAAGCTCGTCGACCTCAAGGTCTACGGCCACTTCGCCGCACTCGCCGACGTCGAGACAGAGTTCGTCTACATGCAGGACGACGACGCGATCTGCCCCGCGCAGAAGGTGCTCGACGCGTGGGACGAGAACCTCCACGCGAACAAGATCCTGACGAACGTCGGCGACAACGACACCCCGTGGATCAGCTGGGGCGCGATCTTCCACCGCGACCTCCCCGCAGTGGCGATCAACCGGTACGTCGACGCGTACGGCTTCGACGATGACGTGCTGCTGTGGTGCGACATGATCTTCTCGGCGCTCACACCGTGGGTGAATGTCGATCTCGGCGCTGAGCATCTCCCGCACGCGTCGGCGCCGAACCGGATGTGGATGCAGCCGGGCCACTACGCGGAGCAGGCCCGGGTGCGCGACAAGGCGCTCGCGCTCGTGGAGGTGGCGGCGTGACGTTCATCGCGCCGCAGTCGAAGCTGTTCGGCCACCTCGACCGGCTTCAGCAGATCCGCGAGACCGGCCGCACCGATGCGCCGATCAATGTCGAGCTCGACCTCTCGAACCGCTGC